AGGGTCCATAGAGCAAATAACATAAGGGTCATGTTCTAAGTTTGGATGACCAGGTGCACCTTTGACAAAAGGACCTGGCGCTCTCATTCCCTGAATAGAAGCCTGTACGGCTTCACGATGGAAAATAGCATCCGAAGAAACATCTTGTTGCTGATATACCATTGCCCAAGTGCGTGGATCAAGGATCGCACGACGGCGCTTTAGATGTGGACCATCCCATCTTGGGAAGTAACCATTCTCATCGGCGGGGGTTGGATCTTTTAGCCATGGTCGGTCAGACTTAGGCCATAAAGTAACCCATTTGGCTGGATCTTCATCAACCTCAAGGATTGCTGGCATAGCCAGATATGTCCAAGGGGATTCGCCTTCTGGGTAGCGAGTATCGTCTCGCAGCACTTTGTAAAGGTCAATCGGGTCAACGCGTGTACCTACAACTAACAACTTTGAAAAAGGACCAAGACGAGTTACACAGTCCTGTTGAATCCAACGAAGTTGCTTCTCATACTCTCCAGCATTGGAAAGGGTAACGCAGTCGTCGAGGATAATCAAATCTGAACGAGCACCGTAGATATGACCACCAATACCAAGAGCCTGGATTGTAGGATCCTTTTCGGAGGAGTTACGGGCTAGGTAGATCTCTGTGGTGGTCCACTTATCAGCGGTAGCCTTCCACCCTTCAGGTGGGGCAAAGCGCTTCTGCAGATCTCCCCAAGTTGGGTTAGTCAGTCTTTGCTTAATAGCGTAGAGGAACTCGGAAGCCATAGTCTGAGTCTTTGAAACAATCTTGATTCTTACATTTGGATCTACGCAGACACGATAAGTCACATAGTCAATAGATACGGTCATTGACTTGGCATGGTCTGGCGGTACGTTGATTAGAACGAACTGGGGCTCACCCTGCTCATATGTCATTGAGGGGTGGATCCAGCGAGGTGGCCGATCATCAAGAAGGTCGGTCATATTCAACTGGTGAGCAAAGGTCTTTGAAAGGAGATACTTCTCCCGAAAGTCTTCAAAAGATATATTGGCGTCATCGCCAAGAAGGACACCCTGACGCTTTTGCATTCCACGGATTAGGTCGATTGCTTCTTTAAATTGGGTATCTGTACTTCTGTAATATTCGTAGGATTTGGGTGACTTACCTGCCGCCTTACAGGCATCGTCTACAGTAGAACCTGCCTGGATTAGATCTATGATGATCTGCTTGGCTTCCTTGGGGGTCCGTGAGGATCCCTTGGCTGTGGTGTACTGGTGCGATTTAGTGGAGGCCATTATAACCTCCGCCTAGGGGTTGGTTTGGTACTAAGATTGGGGTATTGTTTTTTGGCATAATTAGGGTAAGTATATATATCTAAAAGATTGATTAAAGCAAAGCGTGAAGTTCAAACGGAACGCTTTGCGTTCTTATATTATATTATCTATATACTATAGATAACCTGTATATTTGGTATAAAACCGACTTTTATTTTAAAAAATCTTTTTAGGGGCACCAAATGTGCCCTGTTTTACGCTTAAAATAGATTATAACAATTCTGTTATATATATGGGGGGGATTATATTTATCAAAAATATTTTAGTGGATACTAACACCTAATCCCTGTCATAGTTAAAAGCGGGTCGGGTCAAAAGTCGACAAATCTACTTATCTATTTATCTACTTTCAGCCTCACGCTTGCCCCATAGTCTGAGAATTCCCTGTGAGTATGCTGTGAAAGGTACTATCATTTATTACTCACCAGTAACTTACTCACCAGTAACTTATGCCCCTCTATGTTACTCCTCAGTAACTTATATGTATGTTACCCGTCAGTAACTTAGCCCTCGAAAGTAGTTGAAAGTTCAACTATATTTCAACCCCTATTATTCTCAGGAAACTCTCAGGTTCAGGCGACACCGGAATCTCAGGTAATTCTCAGGAAGCACTCAGCCAATTCCCAGAGCGAATTCACCTTCTGTTCATCTTCAATTTGCCCGTATGGTATGCCATACAGCGAAAGTATGGTAAAATTTTCCTGTGAGCGTAAATCACGCTTACGCACTAAATCTCGAAAGGTTAAAAAATGACTACAGCAACATCAGCAACAAAACCAGAACTTCAAAGTGTTTCCCTGCTTGTTTCAACTTATGTCGAAATTGCTCAAGCAACCCGCGAAAGTTCATTTGGGTTCGTGGCGATCTCCCGCGATTATTCAGTCCGCGAAATTCAAGACAGTATCAAAGAAGCAAAGAAGGCCTGTGGGATCACCTTGCCAGACCTAACACCTTCAAAGGCCCAACATTTCGCAACCTTCAACGCAATCGTGGCTCAATTCCCCGATATTGAGACCACGCACACTTTCGCCAAAGTTTATTCAATGGCTGAAAAGGCTGACCGCGCCTATGGCGCAACCACCGCTCGCGCTAAGGTTGCCGATTTCGACACGCCAGCAGAACTTGCTGAAAGTCTGCCAAAAAATGTCCGATCAGCAAAACCAGCAAGCAAGGCTAAAGCAACCGCGCCAGCAACGATTGACGAATTGGGCGATTACTTGCTCGAAATCGCCGAGCGTCTAAACGCCGAGGGTCGCGTTGCGCTAATCAAGAAGTTGGTCAGCGTGTCCACGCTCATTAAGACAATGGACAAAGTTAAGGCTAACGCCTAAAGTCCGGAAGGATAGCCCCCGCGAAAGCGGGGGCTATTTTTTTGCCCTAAAATTTTCGTCCAACACAAACTTTGATGGACAATGATGCCTGATGACTGCGGCTCGCTGATGACTGCGGATTTTTTCCAACACAAATTTTGATGGTTGATGATGATTGCTGATGTATGGTATACCATACGCTTAGCCCATACTGGTTTGACCTAAGGTCTTGACTAGGCTATAATTGAGGTAATGGCAAGGGAACTATCCCGAAGCCTTAGTGTATGGCATACCATACAGAAGGAGTTAAAATGAACGAGATATACGCAACATCAAGTAGTGGCAAGAAGGGCAAGGCTAGAGATAAATCAAAGGCTAACCACCCAGCAGGTAAGGGCTTGGCTGATGAAGCAACTGTGCTTGAAGGCTTGAAGCGTACAATTCCAAAGGATATAGATACCGAGATCGCCGAACTTGAAGCGTGGCTTGCTGAATACTATGAAGTTAGGGCTGAACTTGAGGTGAAGCAGATCGAGCGTGAGTTCAAGCGCAAAGAGCGTGAAGCAGAGCGCCGTCGCATAATGGACGAACAGGGACAATAATGAGCCACTCAACTATCCAACTTACTGATGAACGCTTACAGGATAGGCGTGATGAACGCCGTCGCAGGGCTAACCTGCGCCGAGCACAGGAAAATTCCAACACAAAATTGAAGGCGCGTGCTTACGCCGTATTCTATGGAGAGGATTACTATGTGGATCAAGATTGAGCGCGTTATATTCGCCTTGCTTGTGCTTGGTCTTATATGGTGGGCTATGGGCGCAACTACGCCTGATAAGTGTAAAGTGCCACTAGACAAGATGAGCCAAGATTGTAAGAATTTTCTGTACCCTTGAGCGATTTGACCTAAGGTCGCTGATGGTATAGAATAGTACCTATAACTGAATATGGAGCAGTAAATGATCGAAGGTGTATGGCATACCATACACTCGAACTACTAACGAAAGGAGATACAATGACTACTGATGATGAAGTTCAAACGCTAGTGCCTTGCGCTAGATGTGGTGAGCATATGGACAAGGGCTACCGCTTCAAGATTGAAACTGGATTGCGCAACGACACTACACAGGTTCGCTGGTGTGGTAATTGCGTTAGACAAGCCGCGTTTAAGTGTGGCGAGTGTGGTACTCGCTATCCAACCGATCAAGCAGAAGCGCACATAATTCGTTTCTATGGTGGCTCATACTGCTTCAAGGACGATTGCTGGGCATCTAACCTACGACATTGTAATTGTGGTACTTATACATACCTCTCAGACACTTATTGTCGTAGTTGTAATCGTGATACAGAAGGTAATCTGCGCAGGTGCCAGTGTGGCAAGGGTTCAACCTCTGAACCTATCCACGAGTATAGTTGCGAGCCTAACTTAGTATTTCACGGCTCATCTGATAAAAATCTATGGTTTGGTTTCGAGTTAGAAACTCAGGTTTCGCGCAATGTTATAAGTGATGCCGCATTATTCGCTATGACTAGGCTTCAAGAGCCTGAGATAGCACAGTTAAAGTACGATTCGAGTATCGGTGGTGGCTTCGAAATAGTTACCCAACCGCATACTTACGAAGCATACCGCAACGATTCTGATGTCCTTTGGGATACCATTGACCGATTGCGCAAGGATTATGAAGCACGATCGTGGGACGCTGGCACTTGTGGTTTACATATTCACATATCTCGCACAGGGTTCAACAATGGTGCTCACCAGCACAGGTTCATAGAATTTGTATATCGTAACTCTGAGATGATGATGAAGTTCGGTGGGCGCAAGTCGTCCTATGCCCGCTTCAACGATGTCTGGGGATTTGATGAATACGACAAGCCTGTCTTTACTCTTGAGGCTAAGGGTGGAGATGACCTAGATAGCGGAGATAAGTACACCGCAGTCAACACAAACAAACAGGCGACACTAGAGTTGCGCTTTATGCGTGGCACAATGAACCCTAGCGGAGTTAAGTCAAGCCTTGGCTTGGCTCACGCTATGGTGGAATACACACGCGACAAACAAGCGTCGGGTGATGACTGGCATAACTGGGAGGACTTCGCTGTATGGTGTACCATACACAAGCAACTCTATCCTGAACTGCTAGAGCGTATGCCTAGCATTAAGGCTGTAAATCTAAAAGCCATCGAGCACGAAACAATCAACGCGTAGAGAGAAGGTGTATCATTTGTTTATTAGTAGTCTGCGACGCTAAATCCACCCCTTCAAGGGAGGAACTATTACAAGGTGCTTGTCGTAACCCTGATGGGTTCGGCTTCGCCATTATCGCTGGAGATGAAATTATCTCCGAGCGCACAATGTCTGCCAAGAAATCTATTAACAGGTTCTTGGAATTGCGAGCGCAATACCCAGACAGTTACGCAATATGGCACTGCCGTATCGCTACGCACGGCGTTAAAAACGAAGGCAACTGCCACCCCTTCAAGGTTGGCGATAGTAACCTGACTTACCTAGCGCACAATGGTATGTTAGATTTACCAATGAAGCCTGACGATAGACGCTCAGATTCTAGAGTATTTGCGGAAGAAGTATTGCCGTTGATCGGTGGTGTTTCTGCTCTTGATGACGATAGAGTGTGGACAATGGTCTCGAGTTGGGCTACTGGTAGCAAGATTGCTATACTTACGCTCGACCCCAAGGCTAAGTCTAATCTGTATCTTATCAACGAGAAGGCTGGCTCTTGGGATACCGAAGGCATATGGTGGTCTAATACCTACCATAGACCTGCGCCTGTGTATGATAGTTTTCGCTATCACGCAAAGCCATACCAGTACGATCTAGACTGGGGCTATAACTACATACCACCCAAAAAAACCAAAGGTATCTTGACCTCGGTTCCACTTGATGATACAATAGAGTTATTGAATAGTGCTGACTGGGAAGGCTTCCTATGTCCTAACTGTAACAACATAGTCGAAGGCAAGGATCTCGAATCTGAGTACTGCCCAATATGTCGTGGTTGTTATGAGTGCGGAGATGTTGCTGGCTTCTGTCTATGCTACTCTCCAGCAGAAACATCTAAAGAAAATAAGAATTACTATCGGGAAATTCCTGATAGTATGTTGTACTAACCTACCAACAGAGGAGAAATAAATATGAACCCAGCAATTAACAACCTACTGGCTCAGATCGCTTCACAACTCGATGCTCTTGAGTTCGAAGCGCAACAAGCCATTACTCCACCAGCATCAGTACAGATTGTTAAGGCAATCAAAGGTAACGACCGCTTCAAAGATTCGTCAGTATGGTTATCACTACCATCAGGTCGCTACCTACATATCCAATCAGGCAAGACTACTCGCGCTTCACGACTTGAAGGATATGTAGAACCAGTATACGCTTCTGTTCGCTAACTAATAAAATGTGGGGTAACTGGCTCTGTAATGGGGTCAGTTACTTCCGCTAAAGTGTATGGTATGCCATACAGATAGGAGTTATGATGATTGAAGAGAGTACTCTTAGAGTAGCAATAATCGAGGCTGGGCTTACCTTTTCTGGTGAGCACGGACACGATTTCCCAATGAGAAATGTACCCCTCAATGATGTTGTTAGTACGGTTCTTAACTACCTCACTAATAATGGAGTGATGGTGTTGAAGGATAAGAATCCAAAAGCAGAGGGCAAAAGAAAATACTATCTTGCGCGTGGTGAATTAGCGCGTAGGGCTGGTAACGAATCATTGGCTAAGTCTTATGATTTACTCGCCAACACCTTACCTTGGAGTAACAATGAATAAGACTAGAATTGCTATGATCATCACTACTGCTGGAATACTGGTAGCACTATCAATGCTATGGCCTGCCGCCATAGACCAGAATAGTAAACCAACACAAACGATTTGGACACGCACCGATAGCCTTGCCTTCGCACGAGATAGGATTGAGGTATTTGCCTCAGAACAATTTGCCTGTCTGTCTAACTTGTGGGGCAAGGAGTCGGCTTGGGATCCCACGGCGCACAACCCTGTAAAAGTTATGGGGAAGTATGCTGGTGGCATACCGCAGATGTTAGGTATGTCCAACAAGACAGAACCGCCACTTCAGATTGAGCGTGGCTTACAATATATCTACTATAAATATCAAACGCCTTGTAATGCTTGGCATCACTGGCAACGGAAAGGGTGGTACTAATGGAACTTCTTAGAGATGTAATCAATAGACGAGAGCGGGACAATGACGACCGCCGTAATTCGTCGCGTAACTATGATGATCACGATTGGGATTGCGAGTGCGATAACTGCTACGATAGTAGCCACTCAGATGATTGCGACTGTGAGAGTTGTCTTATATGCGTATGTTGTGATGATCGATTCTTAGATTGTGGTTGTACGCATAATGCGGGAGACTACTGTGAGGAAGATGAAGAGGAAGGAGATGAATAATGGGTAAAGAATATATATTTAAGGTAACCAAGACCTATTCAATTAGGGCTGATACCGAAGAAGAAGCGTCTTACAAGATGATGTCTAGCGAAGACCTAGATGAATTTTTGGTTGATGAAGATATGACCGAAATGAAAATGGTAACTTCGTGAACCCTAGAGTAGACAAAGTCTACGATACGCTGTATTATTATGGCTATAACAAAGATGACGCTATGAGGCTTAGTAAAAGAATTGTAAAGAACCTAGACAATTACATAAGCCTACAACAACTAATGCTAGAGAAAAGGAGAACAGGTGAATACACCGTGCTCAACCGACCCTGATAAATGGTTTACTGTTCTCTTGCCCGGGGCGGCATCACCCAAGCGAAATAAGAAATTGGTCAACGATGTAAAAGAAGCGATAAATACTTGCTTTGAATGCCCCGTGATGATCAAATGCGGAGAGTTAGGTATGCTCGAGAAAAACCTTTACTGGGGAATCTGGGGCGGTATGCTACCTGCCGAAAGAATGCTGCGACGCGGAAAGAATAAGGAGGATTACCCTGTGGGTACTTTCAAATACGCAGAATATAAAATGTACGAAATGGTATACAATGCCGTCGTATGATTACGAGTGTATGGTATGCCATACACAACAGACGCTTGAGCGATCTATACACGCTGAAGCAAGTAATCCAATCTGTTGCGATAAGCCTATGAATCAGGTATACTCAGTACCTGGCATTCAGTTTAATGCCAGTGGGTTCTACAAGACAGGAGGATAAATGGATCTACAAGAACTAATAGATAGTGCTACCGATATGAAAGAGATGTTGATTGATGCTGGATTATCGGAGGACGATTACGGTGATGCTTTAGATTTCTTAAATGATTTGGTGGCACTCTATGCCGACTGATGATGATGAATTCTATGTACCATCTGATGATGATATGGACGAATACGCAGAAGAATTGTGGACTGACCCTGCGGAACTAGAAGTTGATCTCGCCCTCGATGATGATGAGGACGAGTTCGACCTATAGTTCAACGATGGTATCCTCTTCGGGAGTTTCGAGATTTTCTTCCGAAGGGGATTCATCCTCGTCGTTGAACGGCTTATAGCCACCCAACTTATTGATGATTCTTTTGACTGCTCTGCGCACGCGTTGGCGTGCTGCGTCTTCGGTATTAAGATCTAACTCTTTAACTATTTCTGGATACTCATATCCCAATGCGAAACGGAGGTTGATTACATTCTTGTCTTCTGCCGATAATCCAACACAAACTTTTTCGATCTCGGCTAACATTGTTGTAAGATTACCGCTCTCTGCGAGAGTGGATGACTTACCTGTCTTGCCTAAATTGAGTACTGGTAGTGTTTCTACGCTCCCCAAAAGAACTGCTGGCAGAAGCGTTTCCACCATTTCGGGTGTGTAATAAAATAGATCATCAACTTCATAACCGAGTGTTCTTGCTTTCCAATACTGACAATAGTCAAGCGCTTGATTGCGTAGTGAGCGATAGATAAGGTTCTTGGCGTCCTTCTTACCAAGGGCTTCCCACTCATCTAATTTATTAGGATGAGTGAGGAACCATTCGTATAGATTTTGCCTGATGTCTTCTAAATCGCACATATCGTAATGCTTGTGATACTCACTCGCTACGCTAGTAACGATGTATTGCCAAGGTTCGATACGCTCCCAATTCATTTAATATCCTTGCTGTATGGGATACCATACACTTTGTTTAACCCCACTTATAACCGCCAAAGATGAACGAGCCATCTTTTTGAATTGGAACTGCGACTGGAGTTACTTTTTGTCCGTCGACGTAGAGGACACCGAAGCCTTGTTGCCAATTAAAGAGTCCACCCTTGATGTATTTAGCCTTTGAATAATCCATAAGATTGCCAGTTTCAAAGCCCCAGATGGTACGAGTAGTACCAGCGCCGTGGCTCTGGCTATAAGGAACCAAGCCTTGACGATGAGTGTGGCCACAAATGACAGACATGTTAGAGCGCTTAGCAAGATTAAGAGCAGTAATGCCTGCAGTCGAAGAAGCATTTCCTTCGTCGCCGTGCATAAGGAGCCAATCAGGTGCGAGTTCATACGGATCTTCATGATATTTAATTCCTAACTCTTTCATGCGAAAAAAATTCTGGATGTTTAGTTCAGGCAATCCAAACAGGCCTGGTGCACGCATCGATACTGTATTAAGCAATCGATCTGTGTGGTTTGAGCGAGCCATATGAGAAACATTAAGTTGCTCAAGGATTCGACAGGTCTCATCTCTATCTTGGCCAATTGAACCTTCGTGCTCAAGACTTGTACCTGCTGACCAACGAGAGATAGTTTGCATGTCCATCTCATCACCAACGGTGATTACTTCTGTTGGTTTAAAGTCTTTAACGAATTCAATGAGGTTCTTAACAGCACGTTTGTCGTGGTATGGAACCTGCATGTCGCTTATAGCGACTATGACTTTCACTTCTTTTTACCTCGCACTTTGTTTTCTTTAGCGACATTATCGCCGTGTGAAAGAGGATCGAGGTTGCTCATCTTGTCATTCTTCTTACCGCCGACACGGCCTTTATTATTCTTATGGTCGACGTCGACGTTCTTCGGAAGTTTCTTGCCTGTTTTCTTTTCGTAGAGTGCACGAGCAGCATTCTCAGATGTAGTAACAGTCTTGCCGTCAACTTTCTTTTTGATGACAACAATAGGACGCCCTCCATTTGCTTTTGAACCCTTGTAAGGTCCGTATACTTTTTCGGCCATTTACTTTCCTACTTTCTTTTGTTCTAGTATTATGAATGGTCCACCGGAATTGTTATCATTTTCTTCTGCAATCTTCATTGCATCTTCAATTGAAGCACCAGCACTCAGCGCACCATGCGCATAAGCGCCACCACTACCTATGGAAGCGATGTTATGATTAGGAATGTTTACATCCCAACTATCGCCAGCGATGAATAAGTTTCCACCGAAAGAAATTAATATATCAAACCCAGCGTCTTTATCATTTGGATCTTTGGTGTATCCGTTAGCCTCCATTGCTTTACGCAAGGATGGAATAACAATTGATACCATATAGCGAGTGGGGTCTTTGTAATCTTTTATTGTAGGAATTGGTGTCTTCCACAAGTACTGAGCAATGTCTAGAGGAAAGCAATCCCCTGCCCCAGCAAGCAAAAACGAGCCATTTACGCCTACTTTAGCGGTTGTTTTCCATATCTGCCCATTACTATCTGATGTACGACTATCGGCTGCGATAACAACCTTGTCCTCGTACTGGATACCAATTACTGTTGTCATTTAGGCCACAGTCCCCTTTGAACTAACAATCCAATGATTGCATAGTTAGCCATATCTCTAAATGAATCTTCAAGAGATTCATGTTCTGGATTTATATCTTTGTCTACTAAATTATTTATGCGAGCCAACTTATCATGCATTCTAACTCGCAAACCATTAAGCGGACCGCCAGGGGCATCTGCTATATTTTTTGGGCCATAGTCTTTATGCTTAGATAATAACAAGGCTTGAAGTTCATTGAAAATCTTTTCTACTTCTGCTTCAAATTTGACAGGAGGGGTATCTTTAGGGATAGGTTTAATTGCTTCTTGCTTATCCCAAGGTTCATGGCCTCTTGAATCTCGTATGTCATAACTTGGAATCCTTGGTTTGTTAGGTAATTTAGGATCAACCATATTTCTTCACTTTCCACTTTCTGTATCATCTATTAACATATCCAATGTGAAGTCAACCATCTCGGGATCTGTTTCTGCTAGGTAAAGAAGGGAGTAGACTTCTTCAGCCAAGTCTTTAATGACTTCTCGCTTATGAGCGTTAGCATAGAACGTGCGAAGCAAGTTGCCCATTCTAATAGATGATTCAGCAGTTAAGATAAACTTTGGATCGAATGATGTCTCATTCTTTTCAAGTAGATGATCTGCTTCTTCAAAGATACTATTAAATATCTGTCCACAGAAACTGCACTTCTTAATTATTTTCTTTTCAACACCTTCCATTGAAGGTAACTCACCGTACTTACTCATTTAGCCCTGCCTTTTCTATTAGGTAATCTTTACCGTACTTAACATAACAACTATTAACATCTTCCCCATCTGGCAATTGAACTATTGTCACAGGAAGTTCTTTTGAAAGACCACGAGCGAATTCTGTACCCGCTTGGTCACCATCTGCAAAGATAAACACCCTCTCGAAATCAGCCAGTAGCCTCGTATAATGAGACTTCCAACTGTTAGCGCCAGGAACTCCCACGCAGGCAATCCCAACACAGTGACTGAGAGTAATAGTATCCAGTTCACCTTCACATACACCTATCCAATCACCTGCTCTGTCAATATCTTTGACATTGTATAACTTGGTTACTGCTCCACTCATACCCATATACTTTGGTTCGACTGCTGGGTTGAGAGATCTAAAGCGTAGGTCTACTACGCCAGATTTAGTAACATAGGGGATTGAAAGTCTGCCTTGGAATAACTCATGACCAACTTCAGGATGCTCTACTACGCCTAATTGCGCCGCTCGCGCTACTTCCCTTGTGATTCCCCGACTTCTTAGGTAATCGGCTGCCAATTCTATGCTCGCCGTGTAGTTGACTGTGGCTTTCGCCAGTAATTCTTTCTGCGAGAATCCTTGCTTCATGTATATTCACCCCCTCGTGCTTCGCAATTATCTGTAGACTGTTACCGCTCACCCCGCAGGTGAAACAGTTAAATATGTTTTCTTTTTTATTAACACCAGAACTTGCGTGCTTGTCATTATGAAATGGGCACTTTACACTTACCTGTTGTCCCCCCGGGACGGTTGCACCGTAGTGTTCTAGCACCTTAACGATGTCAGGTAGGTCATTACTCAAAGCAGGTCTCCCAATCTAATTACTAAGTAAGCATCTTCTATGGCTTTGCCTCGCGCTTTGATGAGGACCACTCCAAGTGTGTCTGAATGTAGATCTCGCGCATCAGCGTAGTGACCGCGTTCAACGCTTGCCTCTCTAAGCCATCCAGATAAGTTAATACTTCCGTCTTTTCCAGGTGCTTTACACTCGACAACCACGTGCTCACGTCCGAGCCAGCGCCGTACGATAACGTCACCTTCATCTTTGGCACCTGTCCTGGCCAAGCGCTCTGATTCGTACCCTTTGCTTCTGAATAAATCTTTAGTGTCCGTTTCAAAAGTTGCTCCTCTAGCCTTGTGACTCGCTCTGGTTACCATCATTTATATCTTCATCACTATCAGTAGAATCAAGAGAATCAATGTCATTTAAAGTACCTGTCCTAATCAGTTTAATAGAAGTTTTGTATGCCATTCTGGCGTCGAAGTTAGTTTCTTTCTTTAACCTAGACTCAATCAATTTTATTAAATTTTCTTTCATTACTTTTTCTGACGCAACAAAGGCTGCTTGGAATGCTTCTATATCTATAACTGGCTTCTTAGCCTTCTTGGCTACTGCTTTCTTGACTGCCATCATTTCTCCTTAGGCATTCTCGGGGATATCATCTATATAGCAATACTCTCCCGAGAAAGCAAGCCATGTCATAATGGAAGTGCCGTTAGCATCTGCTTTGCCATAACGATTCTTAACAACCGCAACAGCCAATGAGGTGCCAACAAGTCCAAGGGTTAGGATTAGTGCTGGTAGTTGTGCTACCTTGCCCTGTAGGGCGCTACGAGGCTGGCAGGGTGTACCCACGATACCTTCTGAGGTATGGTGTAATACAAGAACCGCTGCATTGGTTGCTCGCGCTAAATACTTTAACTCTTTCATAATGGCACGCATAGAAGCGAACTCCTCGCCACCATCGGTGGCTACGTCCATTAAGTTATCTACAATAATTAATTCAGGGGCGTGACCCCACAACTCTTCAAAGGCCTTGACTTCTTCGTCGATATCCTCTAAGGTTGGACTAGATTCAAATGACCAGACAATATGGCTGCCCCTTGAGAGAACAGCCCTTGTCCAACCAACATCTGTAACGAGTAGTTTTTCAACATCGCTTTGGCTCTTGCCAGATATCATAGATGCCAGTCTCATAGCCATGGTGTGTGCATTGGTATCGGCAGAAATATACAGAGTTGGTACGTTTGATTTGAGTGCTACTGCTAGTGCCAGCATTGATTTGCCAGCGCCAGGAGTGGCTGCTATCATAGTTAATTCAGATCTGCGAATAGCAATCTGAGTACTATCAAAAGCCTTGAAGGGACTAGGAAGGGGTTCTCCACCAATGGAGGCACGGCCAACAGAACGTGCTAATGTACGCATTTACCCCTCCTAATCTAGAATGGAAATTCTTGGTCTACTAATTTACTGGCTTGCACTGGTCTGGCCCCTGAGGCAGAGGACACACCCACATTGAGTAGGGCTTGCCTGTCTTTGAGGAGACTCCCGACTTGTGATTCCTCGGTCCGTGTATGCACGTCGGGCCTGCCGTAACGGAGGCTGGTGGTGCCGACACCTGAGGATAAGAGGTTGTTGGCGTTGTGCTTGTAGTGGTACTCGATGTCGATAAAGGGGTTGCGTTAAACGCGCCCGCTATCTTAGCCTGAACGGACGCAATCTGAGTTGCGTAATCGCCAATGCTTTCTAAGTTAATAGATAGTTCATCTGCCGTGCTTGCTCTTACGTTGATTAGATCACCGCTTGGTGTCTTGTAAGATACTTGTAATTTCCAATCGTCATTACCCATTGTTTAACCCCTCGCTTGCTAGTGCTTGTACGAATACACCTTCTGCTCCAGCAGGGGGAACAGGTGCGTTCTCCGCTGGTACATTGGTAAAGCCTAAACGCTCACGCGCTTCCGCTGCCGTGATAATCTTTAACTGAAAAGCCCCTAGGATTTCCGTTACTGTAGGTTCCATGCTATCCTTCTTTCCTTGACGAAAATGTACATTCCTTGCTGAAGCCACATAACTTGCAACTTGCTGCATTAGGAATAAAGATACCAGACTTTCTCGCTTTGTCAAATTGATTAACTAAGTACTCTAGTTTCTCATAGGTATAATCGCTTAGATCAACCCAGTCCGTCATGCTTGCTTTGCGTGCCATATAGAAATTGCCGTGTGGTATAGAGACGCCGTAGGCAACCTCAATTGCTACTTTGTAAAAGCCTAGTTGTAGGCTTGAGAGATACTGCTCGCTTGATGATGTCTTTAGATCTATAATAACCAACTTGCCATCTACATCAAAGATGCGGTCTATGCCAACCTTGATAGGGATGTTACCAATTGGTACTTCAAGTTCTAACTCAATTGCTGGCTTGCCATCTGGTGTTCTCCAGATCTTCCAGTTAGGATTGGCTTCACGCCATGTAATGTAATCCTGTACAAAAACAGGACCTTGCTTGTGCCATTGGGTGACGTCTTCCTTGTTGGGATTAGCCTTGGTTGCCCTGCCTGATACTCGAGCGTTGGTCAGGTCTTTATCCCCAACACAAACTGCCCATGCGTCGTTCCATAAATCTATTGGATCGCTCATAGGGTCTCCATATCATATATTTCAGTTGCTCGGTGAAAGGCAGAGCCACCAACGGACCAAACGGAGTTTTCTTCTTCTAACTTGAGGACTCGCCCTAGGTAGTACTGCCACCCACAGGAGAGATAGGTTGAGATTGCGGAGTAACTTGCATGCTCTGGGAGCGTATGTTCTTCGATTGTTATTGCCATAGGAGTACCATAGCACCTGGGATTGGTGTTGTCATTTTGATTGATTCCGGTGTAATTGATTAATCAAATTGACTTTGCTTTCTGGTTATGAGTATACTTAAATTATTAATAATAACTACATATATAACCGCCTTAAGGGCGGTTATTATATATAATATATATTATTAATATCAATTGATAATTAGGAGATATATGAGAACAACCGAACTAGCAACATTGCTGGTGGCAATCATGGCAGGATCCTTCTTCGAAGGGTGGATACTAGCCAAAAATAAATACATCAGCAATCCAAAACCTTACATAGAGAACGATACAATCGAGGAATATAAAGGCCGAGGTTACACCATTGGATTCCAAGATGGTCTAATCTGGAATGAACACCTCGATGAACTTGAAGTAGCAGAAGATGAACTGATTGACGCAATTGAACACTGGAAAGAAAATGATGAGGAAGTCCTTAGAATCTATCCATTTGCCAATCGTTCATGGGGTAGAGAGTAGTCCAGAAACGACAAAAGACCCCCTGACCTAGGTGATTATACCTAAGCGGGGGGTTTCTTGCCTCTAGAGGGCCTTGTAGGGCGTTTTAAGGCTATACTATGGTGAAGGATCCAGCGTTCTTAACAGGGATTTCGGGAGAGTCTGTGATTTGTACCCAGACATTGTAAGAACCCACGGATAGTCCGCTGACCATACAGCCGACTTGAGTTCCCACCGTAACAGAAGGAATGAAGGTAGTAGGGCGAACACCCAGTTGGGCGATACAGGTGGCAATTCCAGAGGTAATAACGACGCCATCACGGGTCACTACTACAGGTTGAAATTCTACGCTCTCGCGCTCAAAAGTAATGCTCATTCTATAACCTTCCAGAGATTGTCTTTAAGTGTGGTTATCCAAGTGATTGGATCTAAGTAGGCACGCCTACGTGTGGTATTGTCTGTCAGTGAAGCCTGCCTATTGCTAGGTTCTCCAAGTTTTACAACCCAGACGCTCTTGTTGTTGGCTTGCCATAATTGGTAACCCAACCTGACTTCGTAGTCAATTTGAGCGGGGTCTATTTTTGGATTGTATCTAAAAAGGTTAGATAGTAGCGTTCCAACTAATTTGCTTACTGTGGTAGCATTAGCAAACTTAATAACTGCTTGGTTAAGTGAACCTAGGCCGTTTGTGTTGGTATCAATATTTCTAATAGCCAGCATATCATTTGCTAGCGCACCAGCAAGAGTACTTGCGGTGGTTCCTTTGACCGTACGAATTCCAGCCGAGGATAAAGTTCCCGTACCAGCAGTTGTAGTTGCTATTTTGAAAACTACCGCAAGTGCTGATGATAAGGTTCCAGTAAGAGAAGAACTGGAGCCTGTCTTAACAGTTTTAATTACAACCGAAGTTATAGTGCCTGTGCCAGCAGTGTTAGTAACACCAAAACGTTTAACTATTGAACTGGCCGAAAGAGTACCAGTTCCTGTAATTGCGGTATCAAAACTACGCTTTGCAGAAGCGCTAGAACTTAAGGTTCCTGTAACTAATGTATAAGTAGAATCGCTATCTACGGCATGTGCTGTAACGGTAAGAGTACCAGTACCAGAAGTGGTAGTAGAACCACGTTTAGTAGTGATACCAGTAGCGGTAAGCGTACCAGTGCCTGCGGTTGCAGTTGATATACCTATTGCAATACGGCCAGTAGCGGTTAAAGTACCAGTACCAACAGTAGTTGTTCCAGTAGGCTTTATTTTAACAACCGCTGATGTGAGAGTACCAGTACCCGCGGTAGTAGTAGAACTACGTTTTACTATAATTGCTACTGCGGTAACAGTGCCAGTACCAACGCTTGTGGTCGCGCCTTTGGTGGTACGAGTTGCTACCGCTGTAAGAGAGCCTGTTTCAGCAGATGTTGTGCCAGAGGTATAAGTAACCGAACCGTTATATTTGGTTGCGGTATCGTTATAGGTTATCGCTGCGTTATATTGAACTGCCACGATCTACCTCTCTAAGCAATATTTTTCTTATTTACATTCCACCAAGCATAAGTTGGTTTGGTAATGCGTATTTACCCACGTTGGCAAGGTTAGCCCCCAGAGCGGTTTCAATTGCAGCAACCGCATCGTTCAGGTTATCGTGTTGAGTCGCATGAGGCACTGTAGCCGAACTTAGCAAATCCGTAGAAACTGGGTTTGTAAATGTATCTAACGTTCCTGGATAAGTCGTAGTCATGGGTTACCTTATGCTGCTAGTGGTGAAAGTGACACTCCAACTGATGTAAGTTGTAGAACGTCTGTATTTGATACAGACTTAGATGTTGTTAGGGCTGCTGACCAAAGGAAGTTTCCTGAAGATGCTGCATCCCAATAAGATACGTGTGTGATGGTTTCTGTGCTTGTCATCGTAAATGATGGTGTGTTTGAAAGCGCTAGCGCTCCACCAGATGCGGTTGAGAAAGTTACTGCAGAGCGAGTCGTTACAGCAGAAGCGTTTGTTGTTCCTGCTACTCCAGGGTCTCCAGTATGCAATGCTGCATAGATACCCGTTGGAGCCGTAAAGGCTGTTCCGTTTAGCATATTTAACCACTTGTTAACTAATCCTGTGGTTGCGAATCCTACTGTCATTTTTGCTCCTCTTGTGGTTGATCTGCTTTAATAACGATAGCGTCTGTTACAAACTCTACCTTCATTGTTAATGTATCATTAGGCACCGGGTACCACCGTTGGAGGTGTAGGTGCTGGTGTTGCTGTTTGCTCTACTGCCTGAGTGTTAAAATTCTCAAGATCAGCAAGAACGATACCTAAAGCAGGGTATTGCTTCTTGAGGTAAGCGTCGATAAGAGGCTCAGCAAAAGCCTTTGCGCCAAAACGAAGTTGCGGCAATATTGCAATCCATGCTGCGTTGGCTACAGCCAAAACGTCAGCCTTGGTAAGGTGTGCAATGCCAACATGCTTGACATTAACTACTACTACCGCGGCACCAAATGCTGTTGTGATAAGGTGGCGAAGGTATGATGCTAGGACTTGTTTATTCATTTTGTCTCCTTGATTAGGTTGATGTAAAGATCCCAGGGAAAATGTTGGCCTGGATCTGTATGGCCCCCGTGGATCTTTTTTGCTAGCGTTATATCTATATGACCGCATAGCCCAGACTTGCCATCTAAGATATCCTGCGGAGTCAATTTGACTAGCGGAATATTCCATCGCTTGGCAATTTCTGAAACTAATTTGGCTGAAACGTGCAATTCTTTGTTGGAGTAGGCATCAGCCCACTGCTGTGCAGTCTGTGCTGCGATACCAGCATGTTCAATTGATATGCTAGTTTGATTTAAATTAAAGTCATCCACTGCCCAAGCGGTGTCTGCTTCATCTACTGATTGATAAACTTCTTTGTCATCTGTCATATAGTGAGCAGAAGCCTGTGGGGCTGTAGGCCCTGCAAACCATTGCGCTACTTGGTGTGCTCGCCCATTATTCTCGGGGGTTTCCATAGTATGAACAACAATAATGGTAGGCTTATGGCCGTTACGGCCTGGCGTGTAATGTTTGGCTTTGATTAGTGGGTAAGTCATCTAAGTTCCTCATCTGGGAATTGATCGTTAGGCGTAGCCCAGCGGATTGCTACCGGGATAAAGGCAGCAATGCAAACTTGCCAAAAAAATTTTCCGCTGATTAGATCACGAAGGTGCATGGCAATTTCAATGGCTAAAAAAGATTGGAACCAGACCCGCGCAACAGATATAATTTTCCAAATAAATTTTTTATTCATTCTGCTTTTGCCTTCAATACTTCGACATCAATTTTAATTCCTTGTTGATTTTCAAGGAGTTCTTCAACTCTATTAATGAGGCCAGTTTGGCCATCATTATACAAAGCGTACTCAATCTTGTTTAATTTATCCTTGAGTTCTTCTGTATACTTTTGAACGGTATGCTTACTTATCATTCCTATGCCCGCAAGGATGGTAATGATTACAAAAAAGTAAGAATATATAACGGTTGCTAAGTCTACATTGCCCATGAATAAATATCTCCTACGATACGGTTCGGATAGTACAGTAAAGCATTCCACCTTCACCGTTAAAAGCACGATCTGGGGCAGTCATTTTGGTAAATTGTTGTTCTTCAATAATTCCTCTAAAAGTTTCGCCAGTAGTAAAATCTTGAATAAGAATAACGTCTCCGTCAGATTCAATTGCTTCTACAGCAATTAACTTTTCAGTTGCGCGACCAACATAGCCAGTAGCCATATTGTAACGATCTTCCATAATGTCAAAGTTCATTAATGGGTAAGAGATAAGTTTTTGACGCTTTACGGCAGGAACCGCTTTTAGTTGATATCCCACAAAAACATCTTCTGTTCCAACAGCCTGATTGGTCGATGAATTTAAAATAAATTTAAGACCAATGGACTGTTGTGGTGCGGTATCAAGAGTATCAATTGCAGTAAGATCTTGAGTATAATCAAAATTTCCATCTGTGGTAATGATGGGCAATATGGTTTGATCTGGTTTAACAAGAAGTGTTTGCAGGGTACCTTTTTGTCCTGGAAGTACGCGCATCTTTAACAATTCAAAGTGCTTGTCTTCTAGGGTAAAGTAACGGATCTGTCCAATTTGAAGGTAACCTGAGGTTACTAGCGTAGTAGATTGTTGGTAGATACCTTTGCCCGCTATGCCAAATAGGAGCGTATTGCTGGTTCCAAGTGAAGCAACAGATGAACATGTTTGTGTTGCAGTTGGGACTCTAAGGCTAGTAGCATAAGCAAACTGGTTAGGATTAACTTCTTTAGCAAGGTCAATTTTAACAAGGCCAGAACAGAATGTTCCATCTCCATTGTCGATATAATTAGTTACTGTGCAGTAGGCATAACGATCTTCAAAGGCTACGCTAGTTACTGCAGAACCTGTAAGGACAGTTGCCGTTGCTGGATCAAAACCAGTTGTTACAAATGATAATGGGCCATATGTAATATAGCCAGAAGATAACCAACCAGAGGTATCGATCTGTCCTACACGGACACCTTTGTTGGTACCGATAATAAGATACTTGCCAAGGTATGAACCAAGGGCTGTAACGCGTTCTCCTTGGGGCATCTCGGCCGCCGTAAGGGCCTTATTAAGCAATGGCACAGCGCCAGTAGTATCTAGCGCTAAACGGAAAATAGCACCCGATACGCCAGCATAGCCAGAAACATAAATAGCATTTGGGCCATCAGCCACACCAGTCCATACCCATGTACTTGAAGGGTGTGTGTAAATTGGTGAGTTGTTATTAGCCACTAAAGTAACAGTACCAGTCATACCATTAGCAAATTGTTGATCAGTATAATTATGATCATATGTAAAAGTATTAGCCGTTGGTATGCTTGTGACAACAAAAGTACCGTTAAATCCTGAACCTATACTTGCAACAGTAATTTGCATGCCTATGTTAAAGCCATGCGCTACATCGGTTTGTAGGGTTGCTACGTTGCTAACAAGCCTTCCAGCCACAACGTTAATTGTAGAAATTGGAATAACTTCGTAAATAGAATTGTTAATACCCGCAATAACACGTTGCTTGGCATAGCCAAGTTTAGCACTTGTGGCCGTAGCAGGGTTAGTAAAAATTAATGTGCCAGTACCACCAGCGAGGGTGCCACGGTAAATACCAGTAGCATTGACGGCATAGTAATATTTGCCATCTTGGGTAAGGTCCATGATGCTACCAGAACCACCCCATGTGACGGTGGTTACAGTTGTACCATCATAACGATAAAGACTGCCATCATCTGTAAAAAATACAACATCTGTAGCGCCATCTTTGGCAGATACAATAATGGGTGTGTTAGTAATTGTTTGTACTTTTGTTACATCTGGGAGTAGTGTTACTCGACCAGTATTAAATACTTCTACACCTGCAGACTTGTGGAACATGTATTGAACATGCTCTCCGGCAAGTGGTTCTTGATAGCGAGCGCCAGCACCATAATGGAAAGAAGACTGTGAGCGTAGCCACCAACCAGTGATGGTTTGTTCGCCAGGTTCCTTTTGAACGTCAAGTTGTTGCTTACGGTATTGAGCAGTCTCACGCTTATAAGGAAACTTATCGTTAGTGCCAAGGAAAAATGGTATACCACCAATGGCTACATCATAAGAAACATCGGTGTTGACCCACGTTTTACCAGAAGTAGAGGGCTGACCAATATTATCAACTGGTCTTTCAGCAATATGACTAAAGCCGTCTAATGCCACAATTACTCCTTAAGTTGTTTAATAATAAACCCCGCCATCGCTGACGGGGTTGGGTAATGCTTGTGTTACTTACGCAGTTGGGGCATCTGTAACAGGTGCTTCTGCTGGCTTTGTAAGTTCAGCGATAAACGCATCAACCCATGCCTGTACTTCCGCTTTATCATTCCAAGCCCGACCATCTGGGTGAATATCCTGCAAGAAAAATGGAGCATCAT